AATCCACCAGTACCGGTCATCATCGCCGCGCCGCATGTATTTAGCCGCGCGATGCTGCAAGCCCAGCCGCCGCCCTAACCGCCCATTCACCTCCTCAAGGTAGCCGTTGCCGAACACCAAATAGTCTAAGGCCAGCGCGCTGAAATCGCGTCGGCTCAGCAGGGGGTGGGGGATAAACGTCTTTAGCAATATGTTGCGCTTAACCTGCATCGCGCTTCCGTGGTGCGGTGTTGCCCGGTAGGTTTTTGCCAGCACGCTAAGCGGGATCGGCGGCTCGTACCACTCATCAGGCGTTAACCAAACCCCCTCATACCAAACGTCACGCATTGAGGTAACTGGTTCAGGGTCACCAAAGGTAAATGCCTCCATCCGCCCATTGTCAGGGGCCACCGCTGGGGCGGCCTTGTCAGTCTCATAGGCATACACTCGGTGGCGGGGCTTAGCCGCAGCGGTCGTTGTCATTCGTACATCTCCATAAGGGATTTGCCCGCGCCTTCATTTGCCGGGCCGTCGATAGGCTCAAAATGCAAGGCGTGCATCGTTGCCCACGCGAGATCCGCGTGGCCGGTCGCCTTGTTGCGACCAGATACATAGGTGAATTGGCGGCCACTGCCGGTAAGCTCTTTTTTGATCGCCATAAAAGAAGCTGCCAAGTCAGACCAGCCCGCATCAAACTCTAAGCGGTCTTTTCTCATGATCTGCTGTGCCTGCATGACCATTTGGGTTTTCAAAGAAACGTCATAGCGGTAGCGCACCACCGTGGGGAACCACTTTTCGACATACTCAGCGACAGCGCCGCCGATGCCCGTGGTATCAATGCCAATGTGGCCAATGTTGTATTTGTCGCGGAAGGATTCGATAAACTCAGCCTGTTTTTCATAGTCCTGGCCTTTCAAGCGATGCCGCTCTAATACGCAGTGCTTCTCATCGCTAGAACGTGCAGGCAGCACAATCGCCAGTCCAGCACCGTCGCCATCTTCGCCGGTGCCGGTCGGGTCGTAACCAATCCACACTTCCCGATCACCGACCGGTCGCGGCGCAAAGGGCCGGTAGTCGTCCCAAACCTCCCAGCTATCGACCATGCAGCCCTTGATAACCGTCAGCGGGAACGCACTTTGGCTATCATCGACAAACTCGCATAAAAACAGGTTTGCGAATTCGTCTGGGCTGTATTCAAACTTCAAATCATCAATATCAAAGAAATCCGCGCCGCCCTCTTCGGCGTCGTAAACGGTAACGATCTGCTTCCACTGGCGATCACCGCAGAATGCGCCGTCTTTAAGCGCCTTATGGCTAGTGTCGATATCAACACGGTCGGCCTTTTTGCGGCGCTTATTAACCCTCTCGCCAGTCCAGAAAGGGTGGGCCTCATGGGCAATGGATGAAGGGGTAGAAAAGTAAGTTTGTTTCCACTGCTTGTGCGTAGCCATCGCTGACGCGACTTTACGGAACTGTTCAAACCCGTGAATCCAAAAATACTCATCAAGATAAACGTCGCCGTGGTAACCCTGTGCGGTTTTGCCGTTTGTGCCCAAGAAGTGAAGCTGCGCGCCGTTATCCAATACGATGGGGTCGCCCTTCAGCTCGACATCGCACACCTCTTTGACGAACTGAACGATATAGTTGCGGAAAATGTGGGCCTGGGCGCGTGATGCAGATAGGAAAATCTTGTTACGGCCATGCTTGAACGCATCGACGATAGCCTCCCTGGCGAAGTACCAGGTGGCCCCAATCTGGCGGCTTTTGAGAATGTTGCGGATGCGGTGCTTCTGCCCCGCCTCATGCCACACCGCCTGATATTCGAGCAGCGAATCAAGAAACGCCGCTTCCAGCGCTTCCACCTGATCATCATCCAACGCATTGCGCCGTGGCCTCTTCTTCGGCCCAGCGTTGCGCGCATCGATGTTGGGGTTTAAGTCCCCCTCGCGCCCGGTTTCGTCATATTTACGAACCCTGGCCAAGCGCTCCATTTGCCGCCCGAGCAAATCAATCTCTTTGTAGTGCTTGCCTTCTTTTTCGGGCAGCGCGATAAGTTGCACCATTCGCGCTTCAAGCGTGTGCTCTACCCGCTCGGTGGGCGTGGCATCTTCCCACCGGTCGCGCGCCTTCCAGCTATGCACCGTTGCTGGCTTCTCGCCAATATGCTCAGCAATGCGCGCAACCCGCCACCCCTGCCAGTAGAGGTGGCGGGCGGTCATGCGCGGCGATTCTTCGGCGCTCGGTATCGTGTCATGGGCTGTCGTCGTCATGCCGCCAGTGTACCCGCCGCGCGCGGTGCCCACGCTCGCTAAGGCTCGCCAAGCCTTGTCTTGAATCCCTCGCACAACGCGCAGCCGTTGAGCCGGAACGCTTACGCGCGGAACCTGAGCGCTATCAACCGCAAACCGCTCAGGATGCACACCATGGCAAAGTTTTTCCGCGTCGCCACCGAAGGCGCAACTACCGACGGCCGCGAGATCCAGCGCGAATGGATCGAGCAGATGGCCGCTAATTACGACCAGAAAAAGTACGGCGCGCGTATTTGGATGGAGCACATTCGCGGCATCGGTGCGGATAGCGCCTTTGGTGCGCTAGGTGACGTGCTCTCAGTCGAAGCGCGTGAAGTGGAAGACGGAAAGCTAGCCCTATTCGCTGAGATCGAGCCTACCGAGCAGCTAAAAGAGATCAACAAACGCCGCCAGAAGGTTTACACCAGCATTGAAGTAAACCCGAAGTTTGCAGACACCGGCGAAGCCTACCTAGAAGGCCTTGCGGTCACCGACTCCCCCGCATCGCTAGGCACTGAGTTCCTGCAGTTCAGCCGCGAAAAAGGCAGCGCCTCACCGCTTGCCGGTCGCAAGCAACACGCTGACAACTTATTCACCGCCGCCGTGGAGGTGGATCTCAACTTCGAAGAAGAGACGCCCAAGCCCAGCATTGGCGAGTTCGTAAAAAACCTGTTCAGCCGCCAAGCCGCCAAAACTAACAAAGGCTTTGAAGCATTTGGCGCAGATATCAAAGACGCATTTTCAGAGTTTGCAAAACGGTTCGATGCGCTAAGCAGCGACCTAGAAAACCGCCCAACCGCCGAAGCATTCAGCCAGCTGCAAAGCGATCACGACGATCTAAAAAAACGCTTTGAAGAGCTTTACACCAAGCTCGACAAAGAGCCAGACACCCCGCGCCGCGCTGCTGCCACCGGTGGCGGTACGGTTGAAGAGACCGACTGTTAGGCATCGCCCAGCAAACGCCACCGCCACTAATTCAAGGGAAACACAATGCGCAACGACACCCGCAAGAGCTTCAACAAATTTAAAACTAAGCTGGCACAGCTGAACGGCGTTGATAACACCAGCGAGCAGTTCAACGTTGCGCCCAGCGTTCAGCAAACGCTAGAAACCCGCATGCAAGACAGCAGCGAGTTCCTATCACAAATCAACATGATCGGCGTGGATGAGATCAAAGGGCAGAAAGTCGGCCTGGGCGTATCCGGGCCTATCGCCGGTCGCACCAACGTAGATGCCAATGAGCGCGAAACCCGCGACGTAACAGAGCTGAGCGACAACAACTACGAATGTGTCAGCACCGAGTTTGATACCCATATTCGCTGGTCGCAGCTGGATGCCTGGTCCCGCTTCCCAGATTTCCAAGCGCGTATCCGTAACGCCATCCTGCAGCGTCAGGCGCTCGACCGCATCATGATCGGTTTCAACGGCACCACGGCGGCAGCGGAAACCGACCGAACCACTAACCCAATGCTGCAGGATGTCAACGTTGGCTGGCTGCAGAAATATCGCGCTCACGCGCCCGCCCGCGTGCTAACCGGCGGGGCAACGGCGGGAAGCGTTACCGTAGGCGCTGGCGGTGATTATGAAAACCTCGACGCCCTGGTGTTCGATGCCGTTAACGAAATGATCGACCCCTGGTACCGCGAGGACACTGCGCTGGTAGCCATCATGGGCCGCAAGATGCTAGCGGATAAGTATTTCCCGCTGATTCAGCAGCACGCTGAAACACCAACCGAAAACCGCGCGCTAGATCTCATGATCAGCCAAAAGCGGGTGGGTGGCCTACAAGCAGTGCGCGCACCGTTCGTGCCAGACGGCTCAATCCTCATCACCTCGCTCGCCAATCTGTCGCTCTATTGGCAGCTAGGCAGCCGTCGCCGTTACGTCATGGATAATCCGAAGCGCAACCGGATTGAGAACTACGAAAGCTCCAATGACGCCTACGTGATTGAGGATTACGGTTTCGGCTGCTTGGTTGAAAACATCACTGAAGTAGCCGCCGGGGGTGCGTGATGAAAAGCCCAGCCCGTAAACACTTTGAGCAGGTGTCCGCCGCGAAAGCGGCGGGCACCGCAACCCCAGGCGAGCAGCAACAAGGCGAGCAATACGAACTCCACGCGCACGCCCTGTATGAAGCCCGCCGCACGCTAAAAACCATCAAATCGATTCAAGCCAAGATCGAGAAAAAACGCGAGCTGCTGCCCGACTTCATGCCCTACATCAACGGCGTCTTATCGGAAGGCAAAGGCGCAAAAGACGACGTGCTCATGACCATGATGGTCTGGTGTATCGACGTGGGCGACTTCGAAAAAGCGCTAGAAATTGGAGCCTACGCAATGAAGCACGGTATTGATACGCCCGACCAGTACGACCGCGACACCGTCAGCATCCTAGCCGAAGAGATCGCCGAAGGCGTGAAGACGCAGCTCGAAAAAGAAGGTGCCGATGCCGACGCGCTCGCTAACGTGATGGCACGCACCGTGGCGGTCGTTGGTGATCACGATATGCACGACCAGATTAAGGCCAAGCTGCACAAGTCCTGCGGCTACGCCCTGCGCGCCGCCGAAGATCCCGAAGGCGCACTGGAACAGCTCAAACAAGCGCTGTCGCTCAATGAGCGAATTGGCGTCAAGCAAGATATTCAGCAGCTAGAACGGCAGCTAAAGAACGCGGGCGAAAAGGCTAACGCCTAACGCCCAACCGAGTCGCACCCCGACGGCAAGGGGGCACCGCCAAGCAAGGGCTCTCAGCCACGCGCGAAGCGGTTCACCCCCTTCTTTTTTTAACAGGTGGCCAGAATGATTGCCCACGGCAGCAACCCAGCAAGCACGCCGCTAGAAACGATAGGCAACAACGGCTTTTGGCCCGATATCGACCCCAACGAATTCAAAGACGAAGAGCGCGTGCATAACGTCACGACGCCACGCATCCGGCAATCACTGCGCGCAGCAATGGCCGATATCAACCGGCAGCTAGCCAGCTACCAAGCAGAACAGCAAGCCAGCGGCCGTGCTGATATCGGCGAAGTGCCTATCGAGCCATGGCAAACCCCTGGCGACCTGCAATTGCTCTATCTGCGCGCCGTCTACGCCCAAGCTCAAGCCGACCTGCTGGAACGCTACCGCGACGCCTCCGCCACCGGCGAAGGCGACGAACGCGGCGAAGCTAAAGACCTCGCGGCAGACGACTACCGCGCCGATGCCCGTTGGGCCATTGCAGAACTAACCGGCCGCAATCACACCACCGTCGAGCTGATATGAAGCGCACCGCCCGCGCCCACCAAGGCGAAACGTTGGACGCCCTGCTCTACCGCGTGTACGGCAGAACGGCAGGCATCACAGAGCAAACGCTGCAGCTAAACCCGCACCTAGCCGATCAAGGGCCAGTGCTCAAAGAGGGCACGGCGGTAGTGCTACCGCCACCGCCAGAAACCCGCGAAACCAAAACGCCCAAAATTCAGCTATGGAGCTGAGCAAAACAGGAAAAGGGGAACACATGGCCGAACCATCAACCGCCGCTGCCGCCGGTACCGCATCGCTCGCCGCGCTGGTGGTCGGCATGCTGCCCGGCATCGACGCCAATGCAGTCGTGGGCGCATTTTGCGGTGCCACGCTGTTTGTTATCAGTGCAAAAGAGCTAGGCATCCTAGAGCGCCTAGCGTATCTGTTTATCAGTTTTTGGGTGGGATACCTCGGCGGCCCCGCCACGCTCGGCAGCATGCTGGAGCACTCTGCCGTAGCCGCGTTCATTGCATCCGCCGTATCCGTTACCGCCGGGCTGAGAGCAATTGAGGGAGTAAAAACGCTCGATCTCAAAGCCTGGCTAGGGGGCAGAAAGTGAACCTCGCATACGCAATAACCATTGCCGCCGCGTTGGTGATTGTCGCGCGGCTGCTAACGTTTCGCCGCCGTGGGCGCTACCGCCCAGGCGTATCGCTCGCTGCATGGCTAATCATCGTGCTGGCCACCGTGCTAACCGTGCTGGGCCCGCCACCAAGCGATGCCGCCCGCTGGCTAATCGCCTTCGCCATGGTGGCATTGGCCATCGGTCTCATCCGAACCGGCGGCAACGTCGCCCACCTGCTCCGCCCACTCAAGAGGCAATGACATGCAAGCAACGATCAAATACGCCGCATTACAGCGAAAAACCCTGTTTATCTCGGCGGGCCACAGCGATAAGGACCCTGGAGCAGTAGCGAACGGCTATGCCGAAGCGCAGATCGTGCTCGATTTCCGTGACCGCCTGGCCGCCTATCTGCGAGACAAAGTGTTTTTTGGTAAAGACGGTCAGTACGGTGAAAACCTGCCGCTGACCGTCGCCGCCAATGAGGCCTACGCGCACGATGTTGCCGTAGAGTTCCATTGCAACGCATTCACCACCCCAACCGCCACTGGCGTGGAAACGCTCAGCGCCGAAGCCGATTACCCACTGGGCAACGCCCTGTGTGAAGCGATTTCAAAAGCTCTGGGCATCACAAATAGAGGAGCCAAAGGGCAAGCCTCCGGCCAGCACAGCCGACTGGCATTCATCAGCCGAGGCCAAGGCATCATCGTCGAGCTGTTCTTCCTCACAAATCCGCAGGACCTCAGCCAATACCTCGCCAACGTAGACACCTGCGTAGCTGCAGTAGGCGACGTCCTGATTGATGCGGTATGCGTGCAATGAACAAACTCACCCTCCTAGCCAGCGCCGCCGCGCTGGCAACCACCTTCGCCGCTGGCTGGCAAGTCGCCAACTGGCAAAACGACAGCCACGCCCTAACAGCAGAGCGCGCCGCCCAGCAAGCCATCAACGCCGCCATGGCGCGCGAATCACAGATCGCCGCCCACGTAGAAGAGCGCCTGGGCGAACTCCAAGCCAGCGAGCGCGTTATCGATAGGGGAATCATCCGTGAAATTCAAAAGCCGATTTATCAACGCGTGTGCCTTGAGCCTAACGTTATCCGCCTGCTCAACAACGCCGCCGCTGGAACCGGGCCCGATACAGCAGAACTTGATGAAGCGCTGCCCTAGCGTGCTGCCACTGCTCAGCACTGGCACCGGAAAAGATGTCGCTCTAACAATGAGCGCCTGGGCAGCGGAGTACCACCGCTGCGCAACCCGCCATAACGGCCTAGTGGAAACCCTGCAATGATCAAACTGCACTCGCTACGCCAACACCTGCTAAGCGCCGCGCCCGAGCTACGCCGCAACCCCGAACAGCTCCACACCTTCGTGAACGATGGAGCAGTGAAATTCGCGCGCGGCACAAACCTGAGCCACCAGTACACCGTCGATGCTCAAATCATCATCACCGACTACAGCGGCTCACTCGATACCGTCATGG